TATTGCGTCGTCGGTAGCTCATTTCACACGCTCCCTAAATTTCAAAGCCCATTCGGCATCCGTTTTGCGCGTATCCGTTGCCGTCCAGTGCTTGTTCTCCATAATGGCGGGCGCGGCAGGCCAACTGTCGCCCCAAACTGTGCGGGCGACGGCGGGGCGTCCCCATTCCAACTTTGTGCCTCGTTCTTCTCGATGCCGTTCCATATTCGCCCGAGCCTCCTTTTCCATCTGCTCCGCCCAACATTTCGCACATCGGTGCGACCGCTTCCGTACCCCGTTTTTGTCCAAAGTCCACGCAAACGCAGATTCAGGCTTCATTTGTTTGCATACGCGGCAGGGTTTTAACTTGGTTAACATTTCCCGCCTCCCTTCCGGCTGCTGTATGCCGCGTCCATCCACGCTTCCAATACCTCACGAGCCGCGACTTCCACTCTCAAAATCCCGCGCAGACGCTCGTTTTCAAGCAAAATTCCCTCCGCGTAGATAAACATCCCGATCACCGCGCCCAGCGCAGCCCCTAAAATCATCCAAATCATCCAAATTTCCATCATTTTTGTACCTCCTGTGGTTTCCAACCCTTCATAATCGCCCGCTCGCCGTATTTGGCGCGGATTTCCTCGACCGCCCGTTTCAATGCCAATTTCTTGATTCGGTTCAGCCCCCGTTTAGGCCGTCTAAACTTATTCATATACAATTCCTTCCATCTTCTGCTCCACGCTCATTGCCTCGTAGGCACGTTCCATTTTCAAAACTTCCAAATCCGCCTGTCTTTCCATCTTCTCGACCTTAGTCAGCTCATTCGCAACCGGTTCGGGGTCTTGGGTGCAGCCATACAACGCCATTCCACCCACAAAACACCACACCCCGACCACCATTCCAACCGGCACACACCGCCAAAACATCTTCCAATCAACTTTCTTCAAAACTTGCATTTCTTGCATTTTGCGTTTTCCTTTAAAAACAATAACTTATTAAAATCGTAGGGTAAAAAATATATAGCCGTATCAAGGCGTTACGTTTTCAGACGACCTTTTTACGCTTCTCGCATGGCTTAATTTCACACTTTTGACACGCCCGCCAGTGCTGCATCTTGATAGGGTTATGCGTCGGAGCAGGGGCAAGTGAGATTTCGATACATTCAGCCCGTTCCATACGTCGGCCTTCAAACGGACACATCACTTTACGAAAAACATCCGCCACTTTCGCCGCCACTTTGTCAGGCTTGCCGTTGTATTTGCCGTTCAAAATCAGACTGATGCTTGTCGCGCTGTATCGGAGTTTTGCCGCAGTCTTCATCAGTCCGTCTTTCTCGACCTCTTCCTTCAAAACTGCGTACCAATCTTCTTTCATATAATCTTTTTTATTCATAATCAGGAACCTCCCTTAATACAATTTCGTTGATATTCGGGTCGTACACCTCTCTGACAGCCAGCAGCTGCGGTGCTTTTGACCCTGTATTCTTCAAAAGGACAAACGATTTTTTCCGCGCGTTGCCCGTGTTTTTCAGATACCCCGCCTCTTCAAGGTGTTGCGCATAAACCCTGACCATGCTGCGGCTGACAGGGTGCGTCATATTGACGTGAGCCGTCAGGCTGTCTAAGTCAAAGGTTTTCAAAATCCGCATCGTCCGCCACAAGGCTTCCGTTACCGGGCATTTCAACGGCTGACCGTCATCAGACAAGCGGGGCGCATCCATACCCGTATCCCGCTCCAGCCGGTATCCGTACGGGCTGCCGGTGCCTGCTTTTTTCTGTACCGATACAAACCCGCCCTTATTAAGAGACTTCAAGTACCCGTACACCGTATTCCCGCTCAGTTTGCAGGCTTCGGCGATTTCAGAGAGCGTCAGGAACCTGTCCTTATTGCCCCGCAGACAGTTCCAAATCTCTTGTCGGCGGTTGCGGGGCTTCGTCAATGTCGTTACGCTCATAATTTGACCCCGCGTTTAGGTGCTTCGCCCTTGTACAGGTCGGCTTTCACACAAATCTCGCGCGTTACCGTATCCAAGCCTTGCTGATTGGCAAGCTCCAACAGATTGACCAGATTGACCGTTACGCGGCGTACCGAGCCGTGCGCCAAATCCACCAAATAAGCCAACGCATCTTTTTCAAACGTCAAATCAGGTGCGTAAACCTTCGCCAACTCTTCCGCGTCTGCCAAATCGACAGGTTGCGCAGGTACCCAAGCCAGCACGCGGCCGTGGAAACGCTCGAATTTCTTCAGTTTGGTCGGCAACATCTCCTCGCCCACCAACATCAGCGGGGCTTGGCTGCCCTCGTAGATGTCGCGCACCAGCTCGACCAATCCCTTATGCATAACCAAATAGTCCGCCTCGTCCAAAATCAACGGACGTTGGCTGGCGGCCAACTGTTCGCAGATCACATCCAAACAACCTGCTGCCGTCCGGGCAGGCGGCAAGCCCATCTCGAAGCAGATTTTTTCCAACAGCGTCTTTTTGCTCCATGCGCTGCGCAGCTGGACATAGTAAGCGCGTGTCTCATTCGCCACCGCCACCGTCGCCGTCGTCTTGCCGAAACCGGAAGGGCCGTACAACACCCCCAAACCCGGCAAACCGTCCTGACGGTTAACCAAACGCTCCATCGCAACAGAGACCAAAGACAGATTGTTGATATTTGCAATTTTCATTTTTAAATCCTATTTAAAATAGTGAATAAACCTTGTTTAAAACCCCGAAAGGTCGTCTGAAATCAAGCCAGCATCGCCCGTTTGGACAACGCCTTATACTCATTGCTTTGCGGGTAACGCTCCAGCCATCTTTGCGCCTGCGGAGGCAAATCCGTCTGACCGCAAAGACGCTGATACAGCGCAAACCGCTCCGATGCTTCGGACGGTACCGACCAGCCCGCGGCAGCTTCCGTTTCAGACGGCATTTTCACCGTCTTCACCGCCACAGCCTCGACCGTTAAATCGTCCTCACGGCTTCGGCGTGCTGCCAATTCGGCAGCCTTAGCCTTGATTTGACCCATACCAAACACCATTCCCCCGATATTGACCGAGTCCTGATGTTCGATGGTCGGTACGCGGCGTTCTTTCAGGATGTTTTGCTGTTGCAGCTCGTTGCGTTTCAGACGCTCGTCGTTGCGTTTGTCTTCCGCGCGTTCCAAGACGCTGACAGGCATATAGTCCGTCGAGTTGCCATGCCATTCCGCCTTGCAGATAAGGCGGCCGACATCGTCGTAAATCCAAACCCAAAGCGCGTCCTGCACATCGTAGCCGACCCTGACCGTTTCGCCGTTGAACTCCATCAGTTCGGCGGAATAATAGGTATTGCTGAACAGCGATACCTCTCCGCGCCGTACCGTGCGCATCACCTGCGGTCGGAACAAATACCCTTCCTCCTCCGGCGACACCCTCGGCGGCTCGCCAAACTCCGCCACCTTCAAAGCCCAAAACTCATTAGGCGACATATGCCGGCGTTTGCCTTCACGGTCGGTAAACTTAGGCAGCGAACGGTGCGGTCGGTCGTTATATTCGTCCACCACCCGTTCGATATAGCCCTTAAACTCGTCCCAAGTAGGAATCGGCGAATTCAAAATCTTCCCGTGCAGGCGGACTTCCTTACGCGACAACTTAAACAGCTTCTGCCGCGCCTCGTCGTCCATATTTTTTCCCACAAAAGACGGCAGGTTCGCCGCCGCCCGTGTGAAAATATTATGGCTGCGTTCCGACGCGCCCTTCGCTTGCGAGTTATAAGCCCGCGAATGCGTCATCGTCATACCCAGCCTGCCCATCAGACCCGTTGCCTCATCCGTCATCATCAAGTTTTCAAAGCCACGACCCCAGTCCACATACCAAAGCGCACCGATGGCCGCGCGGCTCGCGTGGCTTAAAGCCTCAAGCACGGTAAACCGGCTTTCCGCCAGCCCCACGCTCCAGCCCATACACCGTCTTGTGCCAACGTCCAAAACCGTCGTAATTTCAGGTCTGAACGGCAGCCCCGATAACGGATTCAACACCTCCGCATCAAACGTATGACCGTCGGCGGTGTAGATGGCGGCAGGTTTCAAGTGCAGGAAATCGCGCCGTTTGTGCGGCAGGATATTTTTCAAATCCCGCGCGCCGCGTCGTCCGCGTTCACGCTCCACATTGCCAAGCTTGCCCAACCACCGGCGCACCTGATGAATACTCGGCACATCGCCCCCTCTCTCTGCGAGAGAGAGCTGGGGAGAGGGCAAACCCGCCGCATTA